AGTGCTACTCGGACATGGTGATTAGGGGCTTCTTGATGCACCCCACGAGCCAAGCAAGGCATCAAAGGTACTGACCCCGCACTAAGGGTGTTATCGTCCAATACAACGCTTTCAGCGAAGGAATAATCTTCGGCTTCGGGAGCGTATTTATCAGCCCAAGAACTAAAGTCAAATGCCTCTACGCTAGGATTGGCTTTACCAAACGGATGAAAGATACTATCAGTAGCCTTTGGCATCTTAGGTATAGGGAAATTCATAGGGTCATTAACAAAATCTTCGGCTTTGATAACTACGCACCAACGCCCACGCTTAGGATTGTAGGTGTTTGGTATGCGTGTCATCTTTTCGGGGAAGCCTACACCATCAAGAGTAGGTAATCCCTTTGCTTTACGACGCTGATAATGTTCTAACGGTAGCCTGTATTCATGCCCGACGACAGATTGGTTGAACAGTTGATGAACATGGAAACCTCGACCAGTAGCGACGACTCGAACATCTCCCTCAAGTCGGCTGATGAGTTTAGCCACATCTTGCTTGACCTGTTCGATTCCGCCTCGTTCTCCCGCATCAAAATCCCACCATGCTCTATCAATTACTGCTGATGTGTAATCCGGTTTCCCCTCTCTTATTCTTTCAAATGAGTATAGACTTGTGTAACATGATGTTTTGTCTCTCATTCTTTTTAGAAAGTGGGAGTATTGGTTACGCCCCTCGACAATTGCTCTTTTTAAGCCTAATTCTCTTGGGAATGTCAATAACTCCTGTGGAGTCATAGACCGCCTCTCCATTTGTGACCACACTCTTTACAAGTATGCACAACTAACATCTTTTCCTCTCCGCCTACCTGTCCTGTGACAAGCATCATAGCGTCTGTTTCAAACTCTTTACTCCCGCATTCTACGCATTCCATAACTACCACTCACTCTCGCCTGTATATAATACCGTAGGGTCTTCATCTAATCCCATCAATTGACTCTCGCATGACATATTAAATTCGCACCACTCGGAACAAAAGTAGTCATTCCACTTCATGTTCCATAGGGCATCATTGATACCCTCACAAGTGGCGTTTAAAGATTTGTGCATAGCGGTGACTGACCTTTTAGAAACTTTCTCTAAGACCGCCATACCCTGTACATCTCCAAGCCATACCTCGGTATTTTTCTTACCGTCTAACTCATGGAACAATTTAATATTGCTTGCTTCGGGGAATAGATAATAGAAATATACTGCTCCTTCCCAACCAAGTAACTCAAGCATATACATATAATAACACAACTCCTTACGAGTCTTGGATAGTTTAGTAGGTGTAGCCTTACCAGTCTTCAATTCAGTAATCACAAGTCCACCATCGGGGTGTCTATGTACACCGTCAATCTTACCGACTAGCATAAAGTTATGTTCGGGGTGTTTGATTACATGCTTAATCTCGAACTCGACAGGGGCGAAATGTTCCTTGCCCCATCTATCTAATCGTCCTTGTTCTAGTTGAGCCATAGCCTCAACAGACCCCAAGTAAGTTTCCTGTTGCTCTTTATCCCATTCCAAGTGAGGTTCATGTATAGTATTTTTCTCCCAATCTATATTCATCAAGTCTCTAAGAGATTCAGTACTACTCTCCGACCATTTACCGTATAGATTCTCTAATGCGGTGTGGACTCCAAGCCCATGTCGCATAAAGTGATTCTGTGGTGAGCGTATCTCCGCTATATTACTCCACCAATACTTACGAGGACAACCTAAGTAAGTCATAAAGGCTGACTTAGATAACCTAACCGGCCAATCATTAGCGTGAGCCTTGATAGCATTAGAATGCCCATGCTCTTTACCGTGAATGGCGAACCATTCCTTAGAGTATTTATTCGGACTTTGGTTTGTCATCCTTCTTCGCCTCTACTTTCTTAGGTTTTGATACCTTTTTAGCAGGGGCAGGTGCAGGTTCTACTGGCTTGTTTTCAGCACCAATAAGTGCATCATAATCAAGACCGAGTGCCTGTGCTTTGAATTTGTTTTCAACCGTGTTATCTACGGCTACTGAAATGTTCTTTATCGCATGAGTTTTCTTAGCCTCTTCGACTAATTTCTCATCCAAACTTGGTAATACAATTCGACTCATAACTAACACCACGCCCCGTTTGTTTAATAATCATTCTTCTTCGGTCATATTCGCCAAATCTTCTTCGCTAATATCCGAACCACACTTAGGACAAGCGGTTGGTCTTTGGACACCATCAAGATTAGGATGGCTCAATTCTTCCCCGCATGACGGACATTTGAAATGCTCCAACAATCCTTGATGGTCTAATAGACCTGCCAAGACACCCATAATCTGTTGAATATCGTTGGCTACAAGCGTTGACATATGGTTCATGGCTTGTCCTAAATTCCCAACTGCTTGTGTTAATTCTTTGGTCGTCATCTTTCTGCTATTTTGCGTCATATTTATCCCTTACCCTCGCCACTACTTAAAGCCATTGGAGGTTACCAAGTCCTCTATGAGCATTCCACAGGGGAGTAGTGTTCCATCCAACAAGGTCATAGATACTGCAAGCCTTGTTAACAATGTAGCGTTCAGTCATCTCCGACCAATCTATTTCAGCACCTATTGGCAACTGCTCAATCTTATCGAAAGCCATATATTGTCCTCGCTTATTTATTGCGGTCAAGAAACTATCATCCACCTTGTAGTCAATACCCAAGTTATTCTTAGCCCATAACGCACCTGCGGAAGCACCGCTTAGAACCTTATACTGACTAAGTTGCCTCTTGAGTTTGCCAACCATCAGTAAATCCTCACCCATCTCACCATTGACACCCTTAGTAATTAAGGTGGATAAGTGGTCATCCACTTCGGCTTGTGGCCTACCATCGAGAATACCCCTTAGAGTTTCGTCCATAGCCTCTTTCATGGCCTTTGGCATACGAGCCTGTTTGAGTTCCAGTCCTTTGTAGTAATACTCCGGCTCATGGTATTTACCATCAGTCCATGTGACTTTACCTGCATAGCGATTCTTACGCTTGAGTATCATAGTTTCACACCACTTCTCAAACTCCGTTTCTATCGGGTACATAGCCTCATTAATCTTCTCGACCAACTCTAATCCTTCTTCGGGAGTAGGCACTTCACAGAAAATTGAATCAGTATGTCCGTATCTCACAGGATAGCCTCTATCATTACACTCGTCACGGAGTCGGAATAAAGTTTGCCTACTGGTAAATGTGATAGCCGATGCTATATCGGGGTGGTACATACCATACTTAGAATCACCACAGATACCGTATAGGGAGGCTACCATAGATTTCGTAGCAAACTGGGCTGAATCCCACTTCTTGTAGGCTATCATATCCCCTGCTTCCTTAGCCTCTTTCATTAGTTTCTTGTACTCCTTACGCTTCACAGACAACTTATCCATAGTCCTACCAAGTAAGCCTATGCTATCTTTAGTAAATTTAATTCCGTTGCCACAGTCAATGCCTCCATCGGACAAACTATCCCATGATATATTATGCAACTTGACATTACTATGGTACATCTGTTTAATATCCATGATTGCCATGTTGTGATACAAGTCCGGTTCGGGTTCTTGTACATCAGCACCCTCATAATCTACCTTTGTGAATTGAGGACTGTCCGGTATTCTACCATCGAATATCTCATCCTGTACAAACATATTAGATGCACATAATGTAATCAAAGGAGTAGTACCTAACTCACATTGTATCTCATGTTGTAAAGATGTAAAGTAGCCCAATACATTGACGGCATCATCTAGCCTCGGCAGTAATCTAACATCTTGTCTATTGTAATCAAGATAAGTTCCCACATCAGTATAGTAAGTATCGTGTCCATCGGGCAATTCTACCTTCTTTTCTTGTAAAACCTGCCAAGCAATAGTATCTAACTTTTGTCCTGCCAGTTGCCCGTTCTTGATAGTCCATAGTTTCTTGAACCCTACCATCAAATCAAAGCACATGCGACCAACAATAGGTTGCGACCAGTGCTTATCCGACCAGTTATATTTGAAGTCGTGCTTGTTGTGAGGACTTAGAATCTTTGGGTCAAGACCAACTGCTCTCATCCTCTTACAGATTTGGAATATATCAGCATCCACCACATACCAACCCGCTATAATATCGGGGTCTTGTTTAGCCATGTATCGAGCAAAGTCAGCCAGTAGTTGACGCTCGTTAGAGAATGTTTTTGCCGGTGGGTCTAATACTACCTCGGTTAATCCTTCGGGGTGATTCTTACAGGGTACAGTCTTGGCTGAACCTGCGGGTATATCGGGATGATACACCCATGAATACATCTTCTCGGTGTAATTATCATACACCGTGAGCATTGTTATCTCGCCGGATTCAGTCTTCCATTCACCGTCAAGATACCACACCCTATGCTGATAGTTAGGATAAGGTTCTTTGCCATCCTCCAACCGCTTATTAAGTAATTGGTTGGGGAATGAGATATTGGACTCCCATGTATTAGCATGTTTACTCCACAGGCGACGGTCATATTCATTTCTAAAGAAAACTTTAGTGAGGTCTGTACCATACAATCCTTCGTAGCCTTCCTCCATCCTAACCAACCCGTATGAATCACTGACTTTATCAGTGAAACAGTAGGGGTAGCCTTCCAGTACCTCTTCCATCCTCTCTAGCGTTTCGGGGTCACGCCTTCTAATAGTGACCTTTCTACCGCCTGTTTGACTAACTATCATGTTTAAGAGTTATCAACGGCACTATATCAAACCTTTGGCTGATAGCCTCTCGGTCTTGTTTCTATGCCGTGTCTTCTCAACCAGTTCTGTATAGCCATAGGAGTGACTGAACATATGCTTGCTATCTTAGCCATTGATAGACCATTAACTTCATACTGTTCCTTCAACCAATGAGGGTCTTGATATAGACGCTCTTTAGTTTTCAAACATACCTCTAGTATATTCCCATCTTCTAGTACCATAGTATTGACAGTTCCCAATTCCAATTCCATATTCATTCCGTTTACTCTTATTACTTTCATTTCATCACCTTTAATTCATCTAATCTTTCTGTAAGTAGCAAAAGAGCCGAAGCCCATAGACCGACAAAGATACCTAAGTCGTGGTCGTATGTTGCGTATATACCTATGCTTCCAATTATTGATACCAAACTCGATACCATTCCTATTTTTTTCCAATTCATTTTATCACCTTGTATAATCTTACTCTTTTTTTATTTATTTGTCCGAATTTCATTTCGGCTTTACCCAGTCCTACTATTGCCCTCATCAACATACCGACCCTTTGGTTTGTCATGTTCATAGAGGACATGCCTCTTGAGTCATGCTTCAATAGGAGATTCTTTATTTCGTCATTGTAATACCATTTATCTTCATGCATGTCATAGTTGACAACTAACGCCATCGTGTAACGCATACGCTTACGATTCTTACTTTTACGGATTATCCAATGATGATACACGGAGTCTTCCATCAGTTTATCCACCTGTTCTCTTGTGAACCCTTTGATACTATCGTATTGTCCAACTTGAAATCCATTCTCACTACCACCACGGCTCATCACAACACCCCTGCTTGGAATACCCAGTCGCCATTACCGAAAGACATGATTAATCTAATACCCTGCCCTTCTAGCCTAAAATCTAAGAAAGATAATTTAACATCACCGGAGTAATGCTTGAGGACATGTTCTAATCCACCCTCAAAGGTGGCCGAGAAATCATCCCCTGCAATATCCCCAAAGGTAATGTCTGTCCGACCCTTGAAAGTATCACCGACACTAACACCAAACTCACCGTCCTTCAACTGGAAAGTATATCTGTTTAGTTTCTGTCCGTTGATACCATCGCATCTCAACGCATCATGCAACTCCGCACATGCAATAGTGACATTACAGAACGGCGAGCGAGTGCTGCCGTCTTTCATAATATACACATTGTCTTTAATCTGTTTAGACCTATTGACCGCTTCACCATTCCATTCTTTAACGGAGGCTTGTGAGTTGGAGAATGCCTTAGCCTTCCACCCACCAGTCAATGTAGTCTGTTTAGATTTAGACTTAACCTTAACTGCATCGCTCTCCAAATAACTTAGGGTCACATCACCACTATGATATTTCAACACACCCATAAGGCGTTCAATATCCGGTACAGGTATACCTATTTTCCACGCCTTATTTTCATCGGTAGCGAAGGAGAATCGTGCAAGGCTAGTCTTACCATCCTTGACAATTGAAGTAGTAGATAGTACCCCACCCTCCAACATCAAGACACAGGAACTAACCTGCTTCTGTGCCTTACCATTGATATGTTGCTCACGACTCGTAGCCGATAACAATTGTTCTAATGCCTTACAATTTACCTTCATTAATCATCACCTAAAACTAATCTCGGATTGAGAAATCCCATCCCTATCAGCCAAGTAGCGTATAATATCTTCAATCATACCTCGTAGTCCGGCAATTTCATTCTCGATTGCCAAGTCATCAACCATGTTAGATTGTAGCCATGCTACATTCTTTCTTACACGCTCCATATCTTCGAGAGTTACTTGTGTCACTGTACCATCTTTCGCCATTTAATCCCACCTTAGAGGAAGTCCATGCCACTCGACCTTGCCACCCTTAACACGCATTACATCATAGACCTTGCCTAGATGCTCCATGTTCCGACCTTTCATCTCTTCGATTGAGGCTCGTATGACAAACTCATCATCAGCCAATGTCTTATCCGCTTCTACACCGGAGGCTTTGTCACCTTTCTTAGTATAACGCTTTAGGAATATCTGTTGACTTACAAACCGTTGAGTGCCGTCAATCCAGTCAACAATCTCGCCAACCTTCATTAGACCTTTAGTGCCGTTACCAATGTCCATGAACTGTTTCTTGTCCTTCAAGTGGAAGGTAAAGAAGATGTACGGGATAGGTAAAGCAGTAATTCTGTTAAGGACACCCTTAAAGATTCTATTACGCTCTCGCCATTCTTTTTGATTGAAGTTATCGCTCTCATCATTGATTACACCACGATTGATTAGCCTATCAGTCATAACAAACTCACACCATTTGAGGAAAGTCGAGCCACCATCGAGGATTACTGCCCCGATGTTTTCGGATGAATCACCAATAAAGTTAGTGAACCATTCTAGTTTCTCTACAACCGCTACCCAGTTAGTAGTATTGTCTTCATTCCACATAGCATCATCCATCTCATCCACCATAGGGATAACACGGATTCTATCTCCATCCAACTCACCAGTACTGATTAAATAATCAACGGTGTTTTGAGCCGAGTTGTCACAGTCGAGGACTACTATCTCTTTGTCAGTATGCTTTAGTGCAAGGTCTATCGCATTTCCAGTCTTGGAGGTATTCTCCTTACCGACCAACGCCATACGGATTGGTGCGAAGGACTCACGCTTCTTGTCAAACAAGTCACGGTAGTATTCTACTCCGAACTTAGCCGAAGCCTGTTCGACCTTACCTGCTTTTGATTGCGCCCAAGCCATACTTAATCCCAACCCTCAACATCACTTTCGACTACTGCACCACTTAGAGATTCAGCACACCACCAACCAGTAGTGACAAGTCTCGCTTCACCATCACGGCTAATGTAAGGTTGTCCTACGACCATAAGCGTACTACCTACTGCAAAGTCAACAAGATGAGCAGTTCCTTTCGGCACATACACATCAACAGTTCCGGCGACAGACATAATATCCAAGTCACCAGTAGTAATTACAAATCCACCATTGTCTCTTGGGTCAATGTGAATTACTTCTGCCATGACCGCTACAAGTGCATCCCAACGCTCTTTGTCGGATAAGCCATTGACAAATCCTTCAATGTCTTGGAAGCCGCCTTCGAGAACCTTGATAGCATCGAGTCCACCAATCATAGCGTCGGGTGCTTCGGAGAAGATAGTCTGTACGGTATCATCTGCTTGGAATGTGGAAACACCTACTTTACCGTAAGCATCTTTACCATTCTTAGCAGGGCGCATAGCAATCTTACCTGCAACAAATGCCGGTAGGTCTACTTCCGCCAATGCACCGTTGAAACGGAAGTTGTAAAGTTTAACTTCGCCTTCACCTGCAACTCGACCCAAGAACATACTTTGTCTGTCCTTTTCACTTAGAGGTCTTGGATTACCATATTTGAAGTTCTTGTCGCCGGATGGGAATGTAGGAGAAACCTTATCCCATATTAGGTGGAAGTGGATTCCTTGACCTGCATCAAAGGTGTTCTTTGGAAGTTCTGTAATGTCAGTAGTAGCAGTTCCGCTTTCAAAAGAGTCACCTCTAGCCAAAGAAGGATTGTATTTCTTAGTGTAAGAACCATCGTTATTATCCTCATAGATAATAGCAAGTCCGTCATCAACCATAGCGTCAGCCATAGTAGAGTCTAGTATACTTGTTGATGCTTTCTTGTATGCTAGTTGCGCCCAGTCTTTGTATCGTGGAACGGAGATAAACATACCTTCGTATAGAGTAGCCCCGCTTCTCTTTAGTCTTTCACTTTCACTCTTGATTTGGCGACCTGCGATTCTTAGTGCGTTGATATTGCACTCTTCATCAGTCTTGCCCGCATCAAGCCATACTGCTTTGTTTTGTTCTAATATTGCATCCATGCGAGAGCCTAGAGCCTCGACGGAGCAGTTTACATTCTTGCTTATTCTTTCTATCATCTGTTCAATATTTACCATATTATCGCCTCATTTTACCTTTACTCTCGCCACTATATAACCATTCCTATTCACATAGCCCTCGACAAAATTCCCACACTACATAGTGCGGTTCAACTCCGTCTAACAAATCTCGTTGTGCTTGCGTTGCCGACTTGACTAACTTCAACTTGCTTACTGGTTGGGCGTGAGTTCTTAATCCTGCTCTAAAGATAGCATCAATCTTATTTCTAAGATTTGCTAACGAGCCTATTTCCTTTACTGCTTCATCCATATTCTTTTCTTTGAAACATAACTTAAGAATCCTATTACTATCAATAGGTGGAGTAGCAGTACTTAGAAGAAACGCCTCTCGGCTTTCTTCCGGTATAGAGTGATAGGCTTGTAGTGCGTTGATTGCATTTCGTAGGTCGCCTTTGTGAGCATTAATAATCATATCCAAATGCTCATTACTTGTCTTGAATCCTTCTCTTGCATCCACTTGATGCAATCGGAGAAACATCTCGCTATCATCTATGGCAGTAAAGGTTCGGACTTGGCATCGTGATTGTAACCAAGTAGATACTTTACTTAGGTCATTACAAGTTAGTATGAAGAAACCTTGGGAGTTCTCGATGACACCTTTCAATGCGCCCTGTGCTGATTGAGTCAATTGGTCGGCCTCATCTAAAAAGAATATCGTTTCATACTGGCCTAAGCGAGTCATAGGTGCTAACTCATCTTCCACAAATTCTATACCACGCTGACGCTTAGATGAAGCGTTGTACATATGTATTTGATAGCCAAGTTGTTTAGCCAATATGTATGCTAAAGAAGTTTTACCTGTTCCGGCTTCGGGAGAATAGAAGATGTAATGTTGCATTGGTGCGCCGTTCTCGATTATATTCTTGAACTCATCTACCAAATGTTGTTGTCCTACAAACTCATTAATAGTAGTAGGTCTATGTTTGACCGCCCATACTTCTCGCATGATTTACCATTAACAACGGCAGTATATAATATCATCCACGCCGAATACAAGTAATGCACTCGTCGGAATCTTCGGGGAGTATTCTAGTCCTAGCACACGCCCTGCATTGTTTAGCCTTGCGTCGCTCGCTCGGTGTCATAACAGATATAGGCCGAGTAAGAATTAAGTCCTCTTCCGTCTTGATGACCTCACGGTCAATATCAAAGAGCATATGGTGAGTATTAACACCAATAGTCATCTCGACCTTCTCCCTTCCAATAATGACCACCTGTGGATTCTTCGACATAAGAGCCGAAAGAGAATTAGGGGATGGAACATTTTTAACACCTTTGTAATTTTGTAGGTGATACGCTACCTGTTCCCTAGTACAACCGCCTTCCTTCAAAAGTATTTCAACAATCGCTCGCCTTACTCGCTTGTTGTTATTGTTGGCCGACACAAATAGACCTATAAAGATTTCCTACTTAACGGTCACTCATCTTGGTTCATCCACATTGAAGCGTACATCATCTCGTCGGAAGATAACTTATTACCATTAAGCATCATATCTTTACCCCAAGGTACATCTTCGGGTGCTATACCATCTCCTTGAATAAAACCATACAAAAGCCCAAGAAGACATAAAATCAAAATAAGCGTTATCATTGAAAATCACTCCATCGTGCCACTTTAATTTGATTTGAAGCCATGACTGTACCCCATATATAAGCGTACACTTCATCCCTAACGCCGTCTTCATCAAACACATAAATGTATCTTCGTTTGTACATGCCTCCGGCGACACCTTCTAATCTATCCAATAACGCCAGTGTTTCCTTATCAACAGTGAATACCTCACCTTCTACCGCAAGAACATGCGGAACAAGTGCAGGGAATGCACCAATGTTGATTAAGCCCCATCGGTTATCTGTTTTGTATTTACCTTCGTATATAGCACTACCCATTAAGGCGTGATTCGCTTGTCCTCTCATTAGTGTACCATACACAAATACCTTATATTCTTCTTTCATATCCATTCTATTACCTTCTGTTTTCTTTTGTTGACCCCTTTAGGTAATGCCTTGACATTATCCCTTCTTATTTCATTAGTCACGATGGGGTCATTCGTGGCTATTATATCCATATATTTGTCTGTTTGTCTAGTGAGAAACGGCAGTATATAACTGCTCTTACTTTGCTTACTAGGCCATTTAAAATTACTAATTGGGTTAACACCGTAGGCTATAACCGCCGTAGTATAATCAGCATGTAGTGTGTATTTGCATCGAGCCAAAAGCCTACCTACCTCTATGTCATTGACATTAGCCTTGATAAAGGCATTAGCCAGTGGGAGAGGTACGGTCTTGAGAGCCTTGAATGCTCTATCCCTATCAGTCCAACACAAACCTGCTCGCATAGAACGATGATGTTGTTCCTTGTGTACCTTCATGTTTTGGTCGAGGATAACACAATGCTCGCTCTTAGCGGTGAGTGTCGGTGGCTTCTCAACAACAATGACCATCCGATACGGGATAACAGAAGCCCAGTAAATCAATTCATCCTCACTAAACTTCTTGTTGTGTAGTATGTATGTAGTATCGGGAGCAGTAGGATTGATGGTAATGTCACCATACATTGTTAGGTAATCACCCTTGCGGTATCTCGCATCATCTTGTGTAAATATAATTACTCCCATTGTATCATCTCCGAATCATTTTCTAACGCCCACCATATGAATCTTTTGATTTGGTGAGGCGTTAAGCCCCATACTTCTCGAACACTCTTTGTCGGGAGTTTGTAATCAGCAATAAGCCACTCATAACCATTACCTTTATTCACTGGGCGAATAGTTAAACCATCCTCACTCATCGCCTTCGCTAAGGCGGGGAACTCCCACTGATAAATAGGTCGAGTGTGTAAATGCTTAGGCGTTTTATTTCTCCAATCCCTCATCATACCACCTTAAAACATTAAAAAATATCCATCTCATTTTCCCAATCATTCTACTACCTCAAATTCTGTATCGTCTATAATAGCAACCGGAGTTTGTAGAGTAGCAAGTTGTAACTGTATTTGGTCTAAGTAGACAGGTTCATTCCGTAGAACTTCTACAAGAATACCCATCATATTATCCACCTTTCTATCAGCGAGTAGCATTTGAGAATCAACACCAATCTCCTTCTTTAATTGCCCAACCAGTTTCAAGAACCCTTGACCCTGCGAAAGTAGTTTAGTCGCATCACCAATCCACTCGGAAGTTAAACCTTCAACCGCCTTTCTATCTTCTAACTCATCAACCCATGTCACAAGTCGCTGAACTAAGTTCTCGGCAACATTCAGCGTACTGATGGATTCATCACGCATTTTTTCGATGTGACCTGCTTCGGCAGGACTGTATTCTAAATGTAAATCCATGTGAGCGTTCACCGAACCGACAGGCCATGAGTATTTAGTCTCAAGGAATGCGGGTGTCATTTCACCACGATGGATTTTAACTTCCACTTCCCTACGATTAGGTAGTAAACATACAGGGCAGTTAGGGGTTTGGAGAACCCATTGTAGCGCATTAACAGAAGCAATTTGCGTGTCGCTCGCATGGGGGCTTTCGGGGTACTCATTTATCCGATTTTGTATTTCAACCTTAGTTCTCATCTACAACACTCCATATCATTACTCTAAACCTTTCACCAGTTCGTGTGCTTTCACCGAAGTAATCCTTCTCATCTTCCCTAGCCCTCCTACATAAGAACCTATCGTCCTTAAGTAGTGTTTGAGTGGCGGAGTTCACATTGACGGGAGCGAAGCGGAAATAACCTATATTATGTAATAGGCTATCCATATCCATTTCACCCTGCTCCTTCAATACCTTATGTGCCTTTGTTCTCCATCGTGCGTAGTTCAGTTTATTGTTCATTTTTTTCATTGTGATACCTCCTTTTGTTCGGCTTTTATTTTACGGGGAGAGTAGCCTATCAAGACCTGTACTCCCTTTCTACCACGCCCACCGCCGGATGAGCGTTCTTCCTTGTACCATCCTTGATGGAGTAGGTTGTCCTCTATCCACCGCTTCGATGCTTGGTAGTCACCGTTAGTAATCATACGGGCTACCTCTTTGATAATGTTAGACCTACTCATTTGAGTGTTCCAAAACGCCGTCTTGATTAGTTTCAAGTCAGCATCCATGACAGTTCTTCTCATCTCCAAACATCGGTCAAGAATAGTTCTCAATTGGTCGGTCATTTCTATGTACAGTATATCGCCACCCTCATATTCGGGTGACATTATTGCATGTCCTAGAGCCAGTCGGCGGAACAAGTCGGCCTCATGGCTTCTTACTTCGGGTCTAAACAACCACTCATTGAAAGCATCATCGAAGAACAATCCCTTCGGAGGGTTCATTATAACTTCCATAGCCCTCTCGGTAAAGAACTCTCGAATCTTTAGATTCAGTTCAACCAGTTCAGCCCTCTCGGAACTCGGCATCGACGCTTGCTTTGCTTGAGCCTTCTTGAATAACATCTCCTTTTCGGGATTCATTTCAATGTCGATGATAAAGAACCTGCGGTCAAGCCCCGACTCCAATTCAAACCGAGCAGGTTGTGTTCCCGCCCATAGAGTAAACTTGGTAGTGTATTCGACCCATCCAGCCTTCATAACTTTCTTGACTCGACCATTATCAGTTGATGTGAGAAGTTGGTCTGTAATGTCGGCGGAGTGGTCTTTTCTACCTGCATTAACCAAGGCTGAAAATTCCTCGAAGCCTAAGAATCCACCGCACATTTCCCTTGCCAGTGGACGACCCATAACTTCGCCTTCTTCATTTACAGAACCAAACATACCTGCCTCGGTAATCGAGTTTGCTCCAATGTCAGTTCTAAAGCCCATGCCTATTTCAGCATTGGCAGGGTTGGATAGTAGCCCAGTATTGGGTGATAAGAATAGATTGATTAGTACAGATTTACCCGAACCCTTCATACCACGCATCAAGATGTGTAGTCTTGTATCGGCTACATGGCTCATAGGAGTATAGATAGGTCGCTTGTCATGCCGTAGTATGCAAGCATCAATAGCAAATGTCTCGTTCTCGTCACCAGTAGGTATGAAAGGACAAGTACCGCACTTGTTCAATCCGTTGAATATGTGAGTGCCAATAGAGCATATGAATACCGGAACTTTATCGGCAACATCAACATAATAGTTGCGCTCTACATACTCATTTACCGTGTCAAATATATTCATCTCTTCAACCCCACATATGATTCGGCACACTCGCCGGTTTATTAACTAATCCTTCAATCTCGCCCATCAATTTATCGCTTCTATCAAATATTTCTTCGAGTTCTTGCTTGAGGTCTAATGAAGCACCTTCAATCAGTGGTAGGTCAAACATACTTAGTAATCTATTCTGTAATGCTATTCCTGCATCCCAGTCCATGCGCTCATCGGGGTTATGTCCACTCACAATAGCCATGCAGGTTTCATAGCCCATCAGTTTACCCATGTGAGGGAACAACCAAGTAGGGGGGCTAAAGAAAAGTTTTACATCGTTTGGGATAGATTGATGGAAGTCGTATTCTATGATTTCCGTTGAGTCGTGAATCTTAAAGACATTGTTATCAAGAGCGTCGTGTATAGTAGTAGATGATGCGAAGTAAATATGATTATGCTCGTTTTGTTTAGCGACTTCTAATAAGTCACGAACTGGCGGGTAGGCATGAATCCATGTAGTCATAGATTGTTCCGGCGGAATCAAAGAAGTTTGAGGCCATCGAGTTACATTGAGTACAGTGTAACCCGAACTAAAGTACAAATCCCAACCAATGTCCTCATAGTCTTCTGTTTGATTGAAGACATTGTTATTGATTAAGTGGCTCAATACTTTGGCCTGTGGCTTATCCAGTTCTACCAGCCCACTTATTGCTAGATGCGAAGCGCATCCATATTCATGTTCGGTGAATATGATTAGTCCTTTGTTATGTGTACTTAGCATGGTGTTAATATCGCTACCATCCATTGTGTATATGTCTATGCTATCGTGTTTTGTTCTCATATTATTCACTACCCCGTCGTCAGTATTTAATACTACCGGAATTAATTTTGTTTAAGTTTATTTCTCAAAATTAAATAAACGATTTACTGGAAGCCGGAATCGCTAATTAAGTTAATTCCCTAAAGAGATATTAAAGAAATAATAGTATATACTATAATAGTAGTAATAGTAAGTAGCCATTATGTTAAAACCCTATAACGAATAAACTTAATTCGGTGTTTAGCCTCGCAGTTAAGCGTTTAATTAATTTTAAAAAACAGAATTAAACAAACTTAATTACGGAAGTATTATATACGCACCCCCAATCGTTGATGCAAAAGAATATCATACTCCCTCGTAGTGAACCATTTAGGGTAAATACCCTTCTTTAGAGTAGTAGTTGTAAGATGCTCAACACAAAGCCCAACAGTATCTTTCACCATTATGGCAAGCCCTACTGAATCTTTCTTTTTGATTAACTTCGGCTCACATAATCCTACCTGTATTTTGGCACTACAAAAGCCCCTAACGGCGAAGTAATAACTATGTCCTATGTCATACACTACTATGGTACAATCCTTGACCGCATGGACTAACGCAGGGCGTATATGATTACCCGATTTTGTACGATATATGAGTGGTTGGTAAACTAAGAGGCCACTGGAAGCAGTACTTAGCATATTACCTACTATCCGTATGTCGTCAAAGTTCTTAGACTTATCATCTAAGTTAGCAAACATTCTTACCGTACCATCTTTGTCATGCTCCACCTGTATGTATCTATTACCATTCTCTATGGCTTCAACAGTGAACTCCTGTAATAATGATAGTAGCGACGGACTATTGATAGTCGGTGCGAATATATCGTCCTCAACCGGAGGTCTTGGGAGCGGGTCTTGGTAAAAGATGGCATCGAAATACGACCACATCACATCTTTACCTGTGAGAGAATATACTTCATCTCCTTCTTGAATCTGTATGAAAGGTGTCTGTATCAGCAAACCTTTCTTGTTGCGTGTGAGTGGTTTAGTCGTAATGTAGTTAATGGCTTTCAAATCAATTAATGATTTCATCTGTCATACCTCCACCTATTGAACTTCTCCACATCGAGAACCCAAACCACAACCTTTCGACTAGTCATAGCCGAGTAGCCTGTTGCACTACCTTTCTTCTGTACGCCTCCAATAGCCTTTAGTTTAGAGCCGATACTATTCCGTGTCGGTAGCCATCTAGGTGTCTTGGTGTCAGCCAGTAAATTGAATATGTCGTATGATGATAGCCCATCGGGGTTGTCCTCTAGCAATTTCATTACGCTATCCGCAAATGTAAAATTCATCCTATCACCTTTAAAAAATTGGTGGGCGGAGAATCCGAATGGAGGAATGTCGAACCAAATATGAAACTACAAAAGAAGAAAGGTTGAGAACTCCCCGCCCAATTAATAATGTAGTCACGCCAGTACTTAATCATTCCTTCACCTTCTTT